GATTTTAGCATTTATCATTATTTTAACTGCTATGATTAGCGCCATAGAAATACCAATGGCTAAAAAAAAAATCATGGATTCAGAAATTTATGATCATGTAGGTTATTCAAAGTTTATAGATTCTTTAAACCATAATCAACAATGAAAAAAGAAGAACATCACTTGCAAGTAATTCTATGCCAATATCTTGATTGGAATGGCTATGATTTTTTTAGCATTCCCAATGGTGGGTTAAGACATCCAAAAGTAGGAAAAGCATTAAATAAAGAAGGATTGAAAGCCGGTGCAGCTGATCTGTTTATCGTTATGGCTAATAATACCCATCATGGTTTATTTATTGAAGTCAAATTTGCTGATGGCAAACAACAGCCAAACCAAAAAAGATTTCAATCAATGGTTGAACACCATGGTTATTGCTACAAAATAGTTAGATCATTAGATGATCTAATTGATGTTTTAAGGATCTTTAAATCAGATCCAATCATTGATCGATATCAAGCAGGTTATAGATCAGGATTTACCGATGGTAAGCTACAGGAACAAATATTGAGATGAAGCCTAATTATCAAGCTGCATGGGATTGGGGCCATCAATACCTATTATCAAATGAATCAATAGATATTCAGCTAACCGGTTGGGAATACATTACCAATTCAAGAATATTTGTAGCAGTTACCATGGATCGTTTACAAAGCCATTGCCCACAGGATCGAAAGATGGCATTTATCAGATTACAAAAATTTAAAAACCTAATCAATGAGTTACGACACAAAGAAAAACAAAATTAGACAATTGACTTATTTTGCATTATGCCAAAATTTGCTCGATTTTATCGATTGTGGATGGATTGGACATCCGGCCAATAAACAAGCTGTGAAATCAGCCACAAATCAATTAATAAGAGAATTAGAAAGGGCAAACAAAACATTGTTTCCACCGGAAAAATCAGGTGATGAATTATTGAACGCATTGGACACATTCCAAAATGCCTGTACTGCCATGGAATCTTTTTTTATTTTGGGGATGGAAATGGATACAATGGATAAAACCAAGAAAGATTCATTAAATACCCAGATAAATATTTTGCTAAAATCATACGGTGTAGATTGTTGGGAGAAACCAATGTCAAACCTATGGAAATAGTTTTTACATTTGTAAAGCTGTTGGGTGAGGAATAACAGCAGGCACAAAAGCACATATTTACCTAAATCAATAGAAATGAATTACAATGATCAGCTAGACATGGTGAATAAACCACCACATTATCAGACTATAACAGGGCCACAGCCAATTGATATAATAGAACAATTTAATTTATCTTTTCATACCGGTAATGCCATTAAATACATTTTAAGGGCAAGTAAAAAAGGAAACGAAAGAGAGGATTTAGAAAAAGCCATTTGGTATTTAAAAAGACACATAAATAATAAATTATGATATATTTTGGTTTAAAAAAGACAAGGCACACGATTGAGGTTTTGCCATCAATTCGCATTAATTTGCCTAAAAAGAACAGAAATGATTTAATTATCTTTTCATGGATTATGTGGGAAATAGTATTTGGCTATGATCGTTAATGGATAATCTAATCATAGAATCAATCTTTTTTGGTGGCATAATACTTGCATTTATAATATTTATGATTTACATGATCATAGATGAAAAGAATAAATAATGATTGAGGAAGTAAACATAAAGCTGATTATCCCTAATCCATCAAATCCAAGGATTATTAAGGATACCAAATTTGCCAAATTGGTTAAATCAATAAAAGATTTTCCCGAAATGTTGGCATTACGGCCCATTGTTGTGGATGATTATATGATCGTATTGGGTGGAAATATGCGATTAAAAGCCTGCATTGAAGCCGGATTAAAAAGGGTACCAATCATTAAGGCATCCATGCTAACTGCTGATCAACAAAAGGAATTTATAATCAAAGACAATGTTGGGTATGGTGAATGGGATTGGGATATATTAGCCAATCAATGGGATGAACATTTATTAAATGATTGGGGTTTAGAGGTACCTGTGTTTGAACCAACAATAGAACCGGAACCAGAAGAATCACCGGTGGATGTGTTTTTAGTGGAATTAACATTTAATGATGAAGAATCAAGGCAGAAAGCATACACAGAATTAATTGAAAAGGGTTATAATGTAAGATTAAGCAAATGAGAAGGCCAAAAGCAACACAAAGCAGTAAAAAGCGAATGATCGAGGCGATGGAAAAATCTTTGGGCATTGTTACCACAGCTGCAAAGATTGCCGGCATTGAACGCACCACACATTATTTATGGATGCGCACAGATCCAAATTATAAAGAACAAATAGATGATCTTAATGATTTGGTTTTAGATTTTGCAGAAAGTCAATTGCACAAACAAATTAAAGAAGGAAACACAACAGCCACCATTTTCTACCTAAAAACCAAAGGCAAAAAGCGTGATTATGTCGAAAGAACAGAAATCAAGCACGAAACAGGGGTAGAATCATCAATCATAGAATGGACACCGGCCAAAATAGAAAACGAGTAGTACAGAAATGTAATATTCAATTCTACCAAACATTAAATAGCAAAGCAAGAATCAAGGTTCACCAAGGTGGCACCAGATCCGGTAAAACTTATGCGATTTGTCAATACCTAATTTACAAGCTAACAAGCACCACAAAGCCATTAGTAATTAGTATTGTGCGCAAGACATTGCCGGCCATTAAAGGATCAGTCCAAAGGGATTTTATGGAAATTCTTGATAATCTGGGAATTCTTTTTTTAGGCAATCACAACAAATCCGAAAACACATACACATACGGCCATCATACCGTTGAATTTTTATCAGTAGATGAACCACAAAAAATCAGGGGCCGGAAACGTAATATTTGTTATATCAATGAGGGAAACGAATTAGATTATGAGGATTACAGGCAGTTATTAATGAGAACAGAAGATGAAATGATCATAGATTTTAATCCATCTGATCCCATACATTGGATTTATGATGAAGTGGTAAATCGTGATGATTGTGAAACATGGATCACCACATATCAAGATAATAAGTTTTTACCTGCTGAATTGGTAGCAGAAATTGAGAGATTAAAAGAAAGGGATCCAGATTATTGGCGAGTGTATGGGGAAGGTAAAAGGGCAGTATTTTCCGAAAGGCAAATATTCCCTAAATGGAAACAGATTCCAAAAGATAATTTTCCGGAATTTGATGAAGTTTTTTATGGTTTAGATTTTGGTTATGCACAGGATCCTACAGCCATAGTACAGATAGCCAAGGTAAAAGATCGTTTATACCTGCATGAAGTTTGTTATAAAAAGGGAATGACAAATAGGGACATTGCAGAATTTATTAAATCAAATAAATATGATCAGGATCTATTTTATTGTGATAGCGCAGAACCTAAATCCATTGAAGAATTACGGCAAATGGATATTTTGGCTAAACCTGCAATAAAAGGCACAGGATCTATGAACGCAGGGATCAGTTTATTAAAAGAATATGATGTGTTTTATAGCTTTGAAAGTAAGAATTTACACAATGAATTTCAGTTTTATTTTTGGGAACAGCTTAAAGATGGAACCATTATAAATAAACCCATTGACAAACAGAACCATTTAATGGATGCGATCAGGTATGGGGTTTACTCAAAGTATAAAAATAGGAATGATTTTTTTGTAATTTAATTGATTATTTTTGACAAAAAAAAGCGTATAACATGGCAGGCATAGTAGATACATTTAAGCAATCAATCATCAAAGCATTAGGGGGAACAGATCCGGCATATAATAAATTATTGTACCAATGGTTAGGCACAAGCATTATTATGCAAGAAGAAAACGATCAATCATTTATCGTTAATGGGTACCAAAGAAATGCTACAGTTTATTCTATTATCAATCTGATTACCAAAGCTGCAACAACAATACCTTTTCAGATCTATGAAGTAAATGATAGCAATACAGCCAAGCAATACAAGGCCATGACATCAGGAATTATGGATGGTGGTGCTATGTACAAAGCCAATGTATTACGCAAAAGAGCATTTACACAGATTACAGATAGTCCATTAGAAGCATTATTATCAAGGCCAAACCCAGAACAATCATTTAGCACATTTTTACAGGAATTGATTGCATTTGGTAAGCTAACAGGAAACAGATATATTTATGGTATTAAGCCATCAAGTGGCCCAAACCAAGCTAAATTTGGTCAGCTATATGTTTTGCCATCACAATTGGTGGAAATTGTTTCAGAAGGTGTTAATGATCCAATAAGTGGTTACAGAATCAGGTACAATGCCACACAGGAAATAAGTCCAGAGGATATATGCCATATCAAAGATTTTAATCCGGATTACAACAGCGCAGGATCTAACTTATATGGTCAATCACCTTTGCGAGCAGGTTTACGGGTATTAACTGCAAACAATGAAGCTGTAACTACAGGTGTAAAATACCTACAGAATCAGACATCAAGGGGAATGCTAATTGATAAGGAAGGAACCATAAATCAAGTACAGGCACAAGCATTAAAGGATAATTTTAGAAAGCAATACCAAGGCACAAACAATGCCGGTGATGTGATTGTATCATCAAAAGATTTATCATGGGTAAATTTTGGATTAAGTGCAGCAGATTTATCATTAATTGAGCAGTACAATGGCACAGTAAAAGATCTATGTAATATTTACAACATTCCGGTGCAATTGCTTAACAATACCGATTCATCTACCTATAACAACATGAAGGAGGCTAAAAAAGCCATGTATCAAAATGCTGTTATTCCAGAATTAATTAAAATTAGGGATGAATTGAATAGGTGGTTAGTGCCACAATTTGGGGCCAATCTTTATTTAGATTTTGATTTCACTATGATCAGTGAAATGCAAGAAGAAGTGGACAAATTGGTATCACAATTAGCAGCTGCATGGTGGATTACACCAAATGAAAAAAGGGATGCGATGAATTATGGCAAAGATGAAGTTAATGCCTACATGAATGATTATTTTATCCCAACATCATTAGCGCCACAGAATGTTACTATAGATGCTTTGGAGAATCCAAAGGCATTAGATATTGATTATGATCTAAAATAATATGCCATTACCATCACCCAGAGTACATGATGA